TTGGCTTCAAATCCACCAAACGCACCAATAGCGCCAATACCTGCCGCGGTAATCGGGCCGTAAGTACTAAGGACTCCGGGCATCGCTGCTTTAAGTGCACTGTCATACGTATTTTTTAACAAAGCAGAACGTGCTTCGCCTGTAATACTTGCAGGGAGAATTTTGCTTTGTGCTTCTACTGCCGCATTCGCAGCGGCCTGCGCATTTGGAAGAGCTCCCTTTTGAATATCAGAGGGGAATAACTTGTTGTCGTAGAAATCCTTTGCTGTGTCCATGAACGACGAACTAGTGGGGGCAGAAGCTTTTGCCAAGGACCCCTCAAACTGAGTGGCGTCCGCAGGATTAGGCGCCATGTTCGCTACCTGTCCTGTTTGAGAAATAGCAGGACCAGTAGGAGCGGCAGGGGCAGCAGGAGTGCCCATAAGCCTGTCATACTGACCACTGATGGTAGTTGGGCCGGTATAACTGCCTGAAGCAAAAGCCTCTGATCCACCCATGATCCCTGCACCAGCGCCAGCAGTCAAACCGCCAACAGCACCGGCTTTCAAAGCGTCTTTCAGGTTGCCACCACCAAGAAGCGTGGAGCCTGCCGAGCCTACAAAACCGCTGACCGCGGCTACGGCTGCAGTAGACGTAGCGCCCAACATACTTGCAGCAGCAGGGCCTAAGAAGAAACCAAGGGCAACAGTCGTGACAATCTTGCCCACGGTACTGTTGACAAAACCTTTAACTGCCTTACCAAGGCTCTTAAAAGCCTTCTTCAAGAAAAACTCAGGTAGCCCAGTGGCAGGGTTGGTGGTGCCCGAGCCACCACGGCGGCGCAGCATGCGTGCTTCGGCAGGGGTGATGTGTGCCAGCATGGTGTCGCCATTACGGCCATAACTGGCAATTGTTTTGGCAATGGGCTTAAGTTCAGCAATACCGCCTTTGGCAAAAGCTTGAACGCCCGCAGGCTCCGCAATCAATTGATCTATTGCCATGTTCAAGGCAGCAAAGAATTGGCCATCAAACTGCTCTGGCAACAACTCCTCTGGCATACCCATCTTTAAGTACTTTTCCCGAAGCGCAGCATACTGCTCAGGACTAGCAATCACCTCATCAACCATGTCGTTGAGCGCGTCAAGCTCTTCTGGCGACAGATCAATCTGGCTCAATTCCTCTCTAAACTGGGCCATGGCCTGCGGGTCAACTTGCGAGGCTCCTGCCAAAAGCTCATCCCCAAATTCTTTAGGCGACATCGACTGGCGCATCTGGTCATAGATGGCCATCGTATTTGGATCTTCGTATGGATTTGCGCCTTGTTGTGGCATTTCCATTGCTGCTTGAGGTGCTGTGGCCATGTTAATTCCTTAGAGGAAAATGTTTGTTTGATTGTATTAGGTTGGAAGCGCAGACACAAATGAAAGTGTGGCTACAACAGAAGCGGTTGACGGTTTTGTGGGTGTTCCAGATGCCGCGTAAGTTTGAATTGTCACGTCTACATTAGTGGTTGACCAGTAAATCTGGATGTAATCCCCGGCATTCATTGACAAATAGTAATTCCAGCCCTTGATGTCGTGAAAAGGAACGCCAGCACTTTTTCTTGCCGGCATTCCAACCAAACCAGTCGAGCCAACAATATCTACTCCATTTTGCTTTAACCAAATAAACACGTCTTGTGGGGCGTTATCTAAATTTTGAAGCTGCGCGCTAAACTGCAAGTTGTATATGCCCGGATTAGCTACCGTTATTTTTGATCCAGTAGTTAACGTTACTCCATTGGAAAAGTCCGTTACAGACAGTGCCATCAGGGTTGCCGTGTTGATTGTGGTTGTTTGGTCTGTAAAGTCAGAAAACGCCCCATATGGAAACGATATGTACTTACCCCCATCACTACTAAACAGTTCACTTATAGCATTGCGCAACTGGTTAAAGTACAGACGCAAGACGTTGGTAAACTGATCCTGATATCGACGCTCGTATTCTTGCGTACCCAGTGGTAAGTTGGGAACTGCGGGGTTAATGATGCGACCGCCAGACATTTATCTTCTACCGTCTGCGCGAATGTCGATACGAGGCGCACCGATCTGCCACGTTGTATTGAGTTGGTTAGAGCTGATCTTAAAAATCATCTGACGACCACGCACTCGCGTGTAAATCTGTCCCGTGAACTCTTCAGTGATCACATAACTGGATCCCTTAAGAACCGATTGGCCCGCGCTGCTTGTTACGCCAGAGCCCGAATTGCTTAAGCCATACAGGTCCATTGTCACAGTAGGCACAGCGCCTGCGGGTGAATTCGCAGAATTCTCAAACGTCAAATCAGGCAATATCCGCCAAACAAAACCAAAGTTGTGACCATCATTGATGTCAAACTCAGACGATGAAATGTATGCCTCGATTGGTAGCTCGGTGCCCGTTTCATTGTTGTTGATTCCCTGCTCGTGATTGACAAGATTCTTTTCGTATGTGGCCGCAATTGGGTAATCCGACAAGCCCGAATCAAGCCACGCTGTGCGCTTCATTGTGCCGTAATACCAAATATTTTCTAAGTAATTAAATACCACATACTTGTCAATCTCTACGCTGTTAGCAGAGCAGTAGAACCACCAGACTTCGTTAAAACCCTCATTAGTGCCTGCAACAATCTGCTCTGCTTGAGCCTTATTAAGATCTTGAAACACAAACCGGCGCAGGTCGCAATTGAGCGTTTGAATGCGGCCATCGTACGAGTAAAACTTGTCAATGCCCATCCAGTAAACGATACCAGAGGCAGAAGTTACTGCATTCGGGCCCATGATGGAAATGTTGTCGCCCAAGAGCTGAGATCCCCAAATAAAAGGAGGACCTAAATACTGCAGCGAATACACACTGGAGTCAGTGAAGACCACAATCTCCTGACGTGTCTGAACAGCCGTCACGATCTGTGAGCCGTGAGACAAGCGAAGGCTGCCTGCTTGGTTTGTAGGAGCCGGGGTCCACTGCACCGGATCTTCTTGATCAGACCAACGAATAAGCATCGGATCAAGAATTGAATCTGTAATGTCGTTTGTGCCAAAGACAATTACAAAACGGCTGATGTCTGATACCAATAAAAAGTTTTGATACAGCGGCACATCAGATGCGCCAGCAAGTGAAGACACCAGTACGCCACGGGTTGTCAAGCTGGTGCTGGCATCCCAATAGTAAAGGCCCTCGCCCCGCGGGCCAAAGATTAAGTTTTGACCAAAGTTATTCTGGTTCCAGATACGCAATGCATCTACAGAGGTGAAACCAAGACCCCATGTGCCTGAGCCCCAAGAACCAGCGCCCCAACCCACTAAAGGCATTGCATACTCAGGGCCGGGATTGATTTGATATGCCGCTAAAACAGACGCCCCGCCGCCCGTAGCGGTGGAAGAAGCTGCAGAAGACGCCGTGATGCTGTAGGTAGTAGCACTTACGCCAATCGTTGTAAGTTGAAATTCGCCATTAAGGGTCAAACCGCCCACTGCAGTAGCACCACTAAAAGTCACAAAAGCGCCGTTGGCAAACCCTCCCGTAGCATCCGTCACAACTACTGTGGTTGAGCCTGATGTGGTAGAAAATGGATTGTTGCCAAGCGTTGCAGCCGGTTTGCGCAAGGGGGTGATGTCGTTATATGCGCCACCGTTCTCGATGTAAAACTTAAGGTGTGTGCCAACACCTATCAGGTTCTGGCTACCCAGCGTCACCCAGTTCCAAAGCGAACGGCATACACCTAAAAAGGTGGTTGCAGAGATGCGTTGCCAGCCACCAATTTTCTCTGGCGTGCCTTGACGGAACCGGACTTTGTCGCACTCATACCAGCCGCCCTCGGTGGTGTAACGTGTGTTCTCCCGGTTGACGCCCGGCTTAAACAGGATTTTTTGTAGTGGCATCGGCAATCCTAGGATAGAAACACGGCCCGTTCGTCAATACGACGCTTCTGCAGCCCTTTGAGAATTTTACCCCCCGCCATGCAATACTTCAAGAGTTCTTCTGACGCGCCTTCCATATCACCACGCAATACCTTCTGACGCAGAGTTGAACGCTGTAATGTGCCTAGCCCCACATTGAAGGAAAATGATACCAACGCATCAAACTGTCCTTGAGTAAGAGGCACAGGACAATAAGTAGCCACGCCTTTCTCAAAGCGAGCAAGATCTGCCCTAAGTATTGCATCTACTTCCTCCATTGAATATTTACGCATGGCTTCTGCGGGTGGTGTAAACGCATCCCGCTGGTCTATCTTGAGCTTTCCCTGCTCTGGGAACATGACATGGCCGACCCCGATTGTCCAAAGCTTTGCTGGACATTTATACGGGTTTACCCTCACGCCCTCATGGTGGCGGATCATGTGTAAACACTTGTCTGAGATTTTCATTTCCCAAACGCCCGGCCACCAAAGTGGAAAGCAATAATAGAAGCAAACAATGCTTGGGTATCAGAGTCCCACAGCATCTCGGCCAACTCAGTAAACGGTACACCACGGCTCCAGCCGTAGGCAAACAGGCCGATGTCAATAAACAACAGCAGGAAGAAGAAGCCGTAGGTAATGACGGGGCGAACAGAAGCGCGAAGGTTCTTCATCCATGTGGATGTACCCTCGTTTAAACTCATATCGTGGGCGTAGACAGCTTGCATTTCTGCCTGCTGTGCACCAATCAGAACCTGCTGGGTATTGGCCGCGCTCTCTGTGGCAAGCTGTTCTGACTTGATGTGTTCAATACGTTCCTGAGCCTCAAAGCCCGCTTTACGCAGTTCAAGCTCGCGGGTGATCTGCATCTGGGCAAGATTTAACTCGTGCTTTTTATCCGCTCGGTCTTGGAAGAATTCTAGAATCTTGGGCAAACCACCCATCAAAAACGAAATTAGCGTGGAGAGTAGTGTCAGCATAATAGTCCTTTACTGTTTACTTTTACTGAGCATAGTACTGGCAATCAATAACATGCTCATTTCTTTGTGTACATCTTTTGGTTCTTTTTCCCACCCGACAGTAATCTGTCCAACAAACCTGCCCTGCTCTGGCGGGACACTTACACGGCATCCAAATCTTACGCCCTTGTCAATATACCAAAGACCAATCTCACTTTGAGGCACATTGTATTCACTGCAAGGAATCTCATTGGCCATCAACGCAACCACATCACGGTTGTTGGCTGAACTCTGAGTAAACAACCCTACGTCTAAACCTTCATGGGTTCTGTCCCTGCCCTCGCGGGTATACGCACGGTGCAACACCCTTGTGCCAAACAAAGGGTTGACTTTGAATATCGCCACCACCGCCGCATTGGTGTTCTTGAACAAATGCGCTGCAACATCTTCCGCTCTGTCCTCTGCAATCGTTGGTAGCTTCTTATTCTCTTTGTACGCCTCAAACAAAAAGGCTTGGTTCTGCCAGACAAAGTATCCAGAGAAAGCAAACATCGCCATGAGTATCAGCGCAAACAGTTTAAACGGACTGTCTACGTAGGACAGCACCTTACTCAATACGTCTGCTGGCTTTTCTTCACTCATAGTCCAACCATTCCAAGAACTTTATTCACAATCTTGTCCGAAATGAAATTCGGCAATATCTTGATGAAGTCTAAAAACAGATTTGCACCCCACCAAGCACCAATAATCTTGAAGCTCATGTCAGCGGCTTTTTGGTACTCATTCACCGCCCGCACCTCACTTTAGCGCAGTGCTCCATGACCTCGTAGACTCCAACGTACAACATAAACAACAGGATCGCAAGGCCACCCAGCATCAGGCCAAACTCTAATTGCTCCTGCTCTTTCTGTTTACGCTTCTTCTCTTCTTCCCTCTCGCGTCTGGCGGTGTGTGCATCTTCCACATCCATTGCCTGCGCTCTGGCTTTAATCTTGTTCCACACATCAATCTTGCCCGCTTGCATGAACAGTATCTGCAAGTCAGCCTCAAACGTCTTGGCTTGGTCAAGCGCCATTTCAATCTGAAGCGCAGTCCCCATAGAGGAACCACCCTTTTTCTTAGACTCTACAACAGCTTTAGAAGCGTTGGACTTGGCATCAAAATACTTACCCAGCATCGGCCCAAGCGAGGCCACATCGTCCACGGTCTTGGAAGCCTGCTTAATCAGTTTTACTGCGGACTGAATACCGGCTAGGGCGGTGATTGGATCAATCATGGTTAAACAACTTCTAAATACAAACCGTGACCTCAAAAGCGGGCACCACCGCCCTCTAGCTTACTTAGGCTCTACGTCAGACACGGCCTCGGGAGGCTGCGCTAACGCTTGCTTTAGTAACTCAAAGAAGGCATTGCGGCCTACTTGGAGCTGATCTACATTGAAACGCGCTGAGTCAAGTTTGCGATCTAAATCTGCGACATGGTTCAACAGCGCTTGCTGCTGGGGTGTCAGGTCTTCAAACTGGTGCTCAACGCCATCGATTGTCACAGGGGTCTTTTCATTTTTTCCCATGATGTTTCCTTTAATGCGCCACCAAGGTCGGGTGGTGGCTTCCCGTTAAACTGTAGTTGCCCAAGGCAGCGCAGGAGTGACCACGGGTGGGTTCACTTGGTTTGCAATCTGCTGTGCAACAGCGGCTTCTGTGGCAGTCTTGTCAACGCCACCAGCCCAAATCCAACCCAACACTTGGTCTTGAGTCAAGCTTGCGTATGGGGTGAAGGGTGAGCCAGCAGTGTAAGTTACACCGCAAGTGCTGTATACAGAAGCGTTGTATGTACCGTCTGTACCAGAGCAAGTCCAGTGAACGGTGAAAACGACATCGGTGTTGCCGTCTTCTTGTGGGTAGCAGTCCATTGCTGTAACTGTCCATGTGTATGTATTAGCCATGATTTTCCTTTCAGTGATTAAAGATTAGCGGCATCCAAACGTGCCTTGAGTGATTCAATGATTGCTTGTTGTTCTTGGATAGCCGCTGTCAATGTAGCTACCAAGAATGATGTGTCAATGCCTTGCGGTTTAATTTTCCCATTAGCATCTAGAGCATCCTTTGCACCAGTTACGCACTGAGGCACAACTTCAGCCAACTCGTGAGCGATAAAGCCCTGACCATCAGAGCCATTAACATTCCACTTGTAAGTGCAAGGCTTTAGCAATGCAACTTTAGCCAAAGCACCTGTCATTGGGGCAATGGTGTTTTTCAGGCGATAGTCAGAGGAGGTTGAGTAAGTTGTGCTTGTTCCGTCGTTGGAAATAAACCCAACTGTTGTCCCAGAAACCAAATACTCTTGCATCCGAGTGTTGGAATTTGTGCTTTGAACAATTCCACGGCTTGCGCCCGATGAAATTTGCACCTTACCGCCAAGCCCCCCAAGATCACTCGTAGTCCCCACCAGCAAGTTACCGCTTGAGTCTATACGGACACGTTCTGATCCATTATCAAATGCTAATGCGTTTCCACTACTTGTGTTGTAGATTGACCAATCAGGATAAGCCAATGCAAAAGTAGAACCTCGACCACCCGCAATTGAAATACCAGCACCAGTTACAGTAAGTTTGCAATTTGCAGTTGGTGTTGTCGTGCCAACCATCAAATTCCCACTAGCATCCAGAGTCATTGCCTGAGTAAAGGTAATGGCGTTTCCTGCTGTGCCTGATGGGGCTGTGTACCAAGAATGAACACCGCTATTTTGTTGATAACGACTAGCATTGTCAGATGTTACATACTTCCAATCAGACGAATCAAATATGGCGTTTGCTGTAACTCCTGTTAAATTTGAACTTGTTTGTCCAAACAAATTAGAGCCAGCCCTGCCAACAGAAACAGCTTTAAAAACAGAATTCCAAGCACTAGGAGTAACTCCCAAGCCTAGATTGCCTGAGGAGTCGAGGCGCATACGCTCTGTACTTGCTGTACTAAAACCAAGCGTGTTGTCAGCGGCACGATAGATGGCGCAGTCAGCAGATGGGGCAGAACCATTAGCACGACCAATCCACGCTGTAGCAGTTATAATTCCAGCCACATCAAGTTTCTGGCTAGGACTACTTGTACCAATACCCAGACCTGTGCTGGTTAGGCGCATTTGTTCTGAGTTGTCAATGTATGAAATAGCCGCAGTAGGCGAATACCACTCACCAACACCCGCAGAAGACACTCCAACACGAATACCATTTGTT